CATGAACGGGTCCGTCATTTCAAACTGCAACGGCTCCGGGTGCCGCGCTTCCCACGCTCGAAGCGCTTTAAGTTGAGCGTCGGTGGGATGGCCAAAAATCTCCGCCATAGGCCCCATCTCACTGGGCACTGCCTTCACCAGCCCTTGTTCGTGTGCGTCCCGTTTCCAAGTGGGGAGGTCTCCCTCTAGACCACGCGCGGCGGCGACAGATTTGCTGTGCGTAGATGCAGACCCGGTATTGATAAACTCGCCTTCAGGAGTAATCCAGCCGTATTTGAACTTTCCCACGGGGACAGGAGTGCCGAGTTTTTTTGCGTCGAAGCTGGGCCGCTTTTCTGCCAGCGCCGATTTGGGCGGATTCAGCAGCTCACCCAGCTGCGGTCCCTGCTGCAGCTCCGGCGCCATACCCTGGCCACCGCCGATCGTCTGGAAGTTAGCCTTCACCGGGCGCGGCGTTTTCTCCAACTGCCCACTCGCCCAGCCGATCACCTCGTCATTGAATTCGGTGTGGGCGGCCGGGTCATCCATCCAGGACTTGGCGATCACGTTCTCGTTTCTGTCCGCCGCCGTCGCGGTCTTCAGAGTCTTGCTGATCGGCGCGTCCTCATACACGGCCAAGTTGTAGATGTTGGCGTGCGAGATGTTGTCTTCGTTCCGCTTCAGCCAGTTCATCGTGCGCGTGTAGGTCTGCGGCGTCTCGCCGGGGAGCCCGACCATGATATTCGGGATCATGGACACGCCAGCCTCGCGCAGCTTGGTTGCGGCACTGTCGATGATCTTCTCGGTAGCCGGCTTCTTCGCCGCGCGGAGCACGGGATCGTTGAAGCTCTCGATTCCCAGCTCGGCGTATTTGATCCCGGCATCCTTCATGAATTGCGGGTCCATGTTCTTCATCTGCGCGGCGGTGGTCTGGATGACGAAGCCCTGGAAGTCGGGGTTCTCTTTCTTCAACATCGCGTTGATTTCCGGCAGTAGAGTGTGATTCTTCGCCTGACCGAATGTCTTGTCGTTGATGTATACCAGGGAAGAGGGCAAATCCTTAGCGAACGCCTTCGCCTGCTGTATGATCGACTCCCGACTGTGTTCTGTGACCTTCTTCGGGATTGTACAAAACGCGCACTGGTGTTTACAACCTTCGCTCATCGTGAGCCGGGGGACAGTCTTCGTGCCGGAGTAGTGGCGATAGTCGTAGCCGGGAGTGTACTTGCCGCCTGCACCCTCTACAAACGATTTCACCGTGGGGTGTACTGTGATGTTTGGCAGATCAGCAAACGCCGTCTTGAGATCACCATAACCACCAACCGCAATCTCGCCCTTGTACTGCGATGCGAAATCCTTGATCATCGACTTGTTCACGTCGAGCGCGGAGAAGGCGACGGTCTTGTAGCCGGCCTTGTTTGCAAACTCAACAGCCTCTGTCGGGTTTCTCACGACATACACATCGGAATTCGGCACATTATGCGCGATGTTGGCCTGCCACTGCGGGATTTCCCAGAAGTCGGCTGGACGATCGTAGCCGGATCGGGAGTTGTACAGCTTGTCGTAATAAGCGTCCGCTCTCGACTTCGGCCCCGCGCCGGCGGGATTGATCAGGTCGTTGCTGAACTGCACGAGAAGAGTGCGGTCTGAATTGCTGGCGCTGTTGGATTGCCGCACCCAGACGTTCTTGCCTGTGTTGGCGGCGCCTTCGTTGTAGGTGCGCGCGGCCGGGGTGATGTGCCCGCCGGCGGGAAGACGGTTGAACTCCTTTACCTTGATTCCGCCCATCGCCATGAGAGGGGCGAACGCCAGCGACATGGTGGCGTCGGAGTAGTTGCCGGCCTGGATATCCTTCGCGCCCTGGCCGACCATCTGCGGGACCAGGAGCGCGGCCAGCAGGCGATTGAGAGGAGCGGCGGCACCAGGAGCTGCAGCCGTGAGAGCCATCATCCCGGCGCCAACAGGGCTAGACATGGGCCGGATCAGGTTCTCGTAGCTCCGGCTGCCGAGCTGGTCCATGAGCGTCTTCAGCCCAATGGTCTCGGGCGTCTCTACCGTGCCGGCCTCATAGTCGATCCCAGGCATGTAGGTGCGCTGCTCTGGCGCCGCTGGCAAGGTCGGTGCGAAGAGCAATTCACGAAGGTCAGCCACGACTGCTCCTTACTGTGCTGTCATTGAGAAGACTCTCGGCCCTTGCTGCGCCTGGGGAGCCGCCCTGCCCGGCCGCCGTGCGAGGCCGCCACCATAGGCTGGAATCGGAGCATTGCCCCACGGGTTGCGAGCTCTACCGAGGCCGCCACCGTAGCCTTGACCCGCCTGTCCACCCGGCTTCTGCAGCGCCAAGAGATTCCCCATGCTCACGCCCGACTGATCGCCCGGTTGCGTCACTTCAGGAGCGCCCGGAACAGAGGGAGCAAGTGATTGATTGCCGCGGCTGAGATTGAAGCCTCCGGGCGCGCCGACTCCCCTGCCGAGATTGAAGCCTCCGGGCGCGCCGCCTTGAATAGCGCCCGCAGCGTTGGGTGCATTCATCCCGCCGCCACCGTAGCCGCCTTGCATGTTCTGGAGGAGTTTCAGCAACTGGTCGAGGCCGACCATACCGCCACCGCCACCGCCTTGGCCGTAACTGTAACCGCCTTGGCCGTAGCCGTACCCGCCCCGCGGCACCCCGCCACCGCCAAACAGCCCACCACCGTATCCACCCATGACTTCCTCCCTAACTCGCCATCCAGCCTTGATTGGCCGAGTTTGGCGTGATGAATCTCAGTTTATCTTCCTTGACCACTGGAACCGCCGCCGCCCGGTCCATGCCGTTCATCAGCAAGTACCGGGTTCCGTCCATCAAGTGGTCATTCTTCTTCACGATCGCGCCCTTCTCGTCGCGCGCGTAGAAGCGCACTTCCTCAAACCACGCAGCGCAACTGGCGAACACCTTCAGGTCGCCTTGCGTGAGGGCACACCAGACCTTGTAGATTCCCGCTTCGACTGCTTTCACCGGCAGTTGGATATCAAGTTTGTAATCTTCGCGGTAGATTTCGATCATCTGCCGGCCGTCTGCTTTGTTGATGTCGGCAGCGTCACCCACGCCCGGAATCCACTTGCCGCGGCCGCGGATAGCTTCAGCGTGGACAGCCGGCTCGGCCTGCCCGCGCTTGTAGACGGAGTAGATGTGTGTGACCTTTGATTCCGCGTCAATCGCGCCCCACACGCACGCTGTCCAGTTCCAGCCGGTATCCAGGGCCCAGGCTCGCTTCCAGTGATCGGGGATCGGGAAATCGTTCTCCCTGATGTCGGACTCGGGCATGGGATAGATCAGCCCGGAGCCGAGGGTGGGGATACCCTTCGATCGCGCCTCTTTCTGATATAGAGGCACGCTGGCGAGCAGTTCAGCTTGCGCCTTCTCGCCGAGGTGGGGGACTTCCTCCCACGCAATCTGCGTGTACCACTTGTTCAGCTGCACACTAATCCCCAGATTGATAGGTATCGAGGCGCACGGAGCCGCGCTTGTAGGTCCTGCTGCGGCCCTTCCCGGCTTCGGACAGAGCGATAGCGATCGCCTGCTTCCTACCCGTCACCTTCGAGCCGGAGCTGGACTTCAGCGTGCCCTCTTTGAATTCGTGCATCACTTTTGAGACTTTGTCTGCCATGGGATTACGCCCTCAGTAAGAGCGCCGACCGATCGCCAACTATGAATTGGACGGGTAGCCGGTCTTCACAGCTTCCGGAGAGAGATCGCCGCCCGGAACCTTGCCGCTCTCGTTCTGGCCGGTGCCGTCCCCGCCGCGCAGGGTGCTCTCATTCGGCTTGTCGGCGGTTCCGACATTCCAGTTGCCGCTGTACGATTTGAAGCTCGGGGTATCCAGCGAGCCGAGACGCCCGCCTTTGCTCTTTTCGCTTGCCATTGTCTACACTCCTCGTTTGAGTTTCTGCCGATGCTGGCACCGGGTACAGACCCAGTACATGCCGGCAGGTTGAATGAAGTAGCCCTTCACCACCTTGGTTGCTACGAGTTCCGCGCCGCACTCGGGGCAGGGCCTGATCTGCTTCGCCTTTGCTTTGCCTGAGCTGGCGCGGGCTGTCTTCGAGACTTTGTTCACCATAGGAACCTGTCCGCGCTACGTGGACGTTCAAGAAAGTTGAACAAAGACGCTAACCGATGTCGTCACCATCCTCAGCTTCATACGTGTCGGTCCTTGAGCCGCCAGCTTCCTTCGTGCTCGACTTGCCGCGCTTCGTCCTGGACGTGGGAGCGGGGAAGGCACCACTGAGGAAGCTCGACAACTGCTCCGAGTTGGCGCAGACGTGAAGGTCCGGCTCTTCATACGGCGACGGCGCGTCTTTCTTGCCTTCCTTCGGCTTGCGGATCACCTTGACCACAAACCCGCCTGTCGCGGCCGGCTCGATTTCCACACGCCGAATCCCGTGGCTCTCTGACTTGGTCTCTTTCGCTTCCTCGTTCTTCTTTTCCTCAGCCATCTTACCTACCTCCGATTTGAGTTCGCTGGCCTGATCGGCCGCTTCCTTACTGCGTTCCTTCGGACTGCCGGAGCGTAGAATCTTCCCCAGCTTCTCGTGCTCAGAGATGAAAGCCTCGTCCGATATATATACCATTGGTATCACCTCTGTTACGGCAGCTCGTGATAGGAGTCAATAAAGCCTCGCACCACCTCAGTGACTCCCTGGAGCGGGGTGAACGTGATCAAGATCAACCCCTGTGTCGTCATGGTGCGGATGCAACATTCCGCATACACCTGGGCAGACGGCTCCTCGTCGCACCAAATGACGTGTACAGCTGCACCAGTGAATGACTGCCACCCCTGTTCATAACTCTTGAACTGTATGATCGAGACGCCGCCGGATGTGTGCTTGACTTGTATCGAGTCTACAGAGTCGGCGATTCCCGGCTTAACCGTAGTCTTGATCCGCGCGTCCGAAGGCAGCATCCCGGTGCCATACTGGCCGGGGCGCCCGAGGATTTCCAGCTGGTTGATGTCGCGCGTGTTCTTGTTGGTGTCGTTCGCAACCCATATCAGCACGGGCTCGGTGAACTTGCCTCCCGGCCACCAGTCCGGGTACTGCCCTGTCGCGTGACAAACCACCTCATAGGCGGCCGCAACGGTCTTGCCGGTACGGTTGGCCGCAAGCAGGCAGCGCTCCCGGTGGGGCTCGCCGCCGCAGTGAGGGGGGCACTCTCTTTGCGGCTCGTGCTTGCCCCCAGCTGCGAAAAACCGCAGGTGCTTATCGTAAAGGGCTCGACGGTAAGGGCCATTGGCCAGGAAGTATGAATCTCTCTTCCGAGTCCGGCGAGCCCTTTCGATGGCTGCCAAGAGGGCATACTGTTCGGTGGCCAGTAGCCGCTCCTGTTCGGTGAACGAAGCGATATCAGGCATCAGCTCTTCACAACGAGGAAGTTCCGCATTTCACTGATGGGCACGGTCTATACCTCGGGGATGCGGACCAGCTGCGATCTTCGGCGGGTCGAAGATAGCTCTGTCAGCCAGGAAGGCGAGGCTGTTGAGCCGCGAGAACGCTATATCCTTCAGCCGGCCGTCAGGCAGCATTTCATCGAGTATACTGCCGAATTCCTTGGCCGCGTCCGCCAGTCTATTTATTCTGATTCGGCTTAGCTTCAGCTTGTCGTGCGGCATCGTTCGCCTCTTTAGCCTCTCCAAGTAGCTTCTGTCCCAGCTCCAGGAGCGCAGCCAGCTTCTGATCGCTCAGCACTTCCCGCCCTGGGTCGATCCTCAGCACTTCACCATCTATGTTGCCAGTCTTGACCTCAGCCCGATCCTTGTACTTCTCGGGGAATTCGCCCTTCAGGAGCAGGGCCATCAGGGTATCGCTATACTTGAGAGTGGAGCCGCAGATTTCACCCTTGTAGAATACCGGCTCCTCAACACCATGAGCTGCACGATCAATCGCTGTGTCAAGCAGCGCCTGAGCGGCCAGGGGCTTGACGCGCTCCCAGGCAGCGGCGTAGTTGGGGAAGTTCTTGAGCCAATAATAATGAGTGGTACGGCTGATTCTGGCAGCTTGAGCGGCACGCGCGATCTGGCCACATGTAGTGATGTAGCAGTAGAGGAAGGCCAGCTGGTTGGGATCAAGGGCAAGGTCAGCAAGGTCGGCCTCCAGCTTCGGCGGTACGATTACCCTAATGTCCCGGTCGTCGATTTTCCAAAGCCCCATGGCGGTGGAGTTCCCTCTCGCGGAGTGTAACGGTTAGAGGACGGGGTGAGGTAGCCGGCGCCGCAACCGGGGCCACTGGGGCCAGCACAGAGCGGCCGTGCATCGGCCCTTGTAGTACATAGCCGGGACGCCGCACTTCGGAGCAGTACACGGCCTGGATGTCGCGGTCCATATCAATCGGAAAGATGTTCATGGTGGTGCCTGGGCTCTCGCCAGGGGGGCTCAAATTGAACATTGCAGCCAGGAGGATACGAGGCGTCCGGGTAGGCGCCATTCCAATACACCTTCTTGCCCCGGCCGGCTACAACCGCGGCATCGAAGGCTACGGCTTCAGCATCGAGGCGCTGGTTGAAGATCGCCTGATTCTGCGCCGTGAACTGCAGCGAGCCGTCAGGGAGCAAGACTGCCCGGCCGCGGGCGATATACTGCGCTGCCCTTTTCGGCGAGCAGAAAGCCCTGCCATGCCGGCTCGGGTTGTGGATCGGGATTGCTTTCACGGCCGGGCCTTCCTTGTGACGGTTGCGTAGTAGGTGGCCAGGGAGCAACCCAGCACGTAGGGAAAGATGAACAGGAACATCAGAGTGAGGGCTATCGTGAATGTTATGAGGAAGTTAAGGCTGGAATTAGCTGCAGCCCACATTGCCGCCTTCTCCGGGCTGCCGGCCGAGATAGCAGCGATCTCTTTCGTCGCTACCCAGCTCCAAATAAAGGAGATAGCGAAGACTGCCAGCATTCCCCCGAGGATCACATCAACTCCCATCTTCACATAGCTCTCCTATCAGCGGACGGTGCCGAGGTGTTTTATGCGGGTTTCGCTTCCCGACTCAATTACCAGTCGCAAACAGTGTATCAAAACCGCCACAACCATGTCAAGGGGCAAGTGTAGGAAAGGTGAAGGCGAGGGGAAGGCGAGGGGAAGGCCGGGCGAGGACTGGGTGAAGGAAAGGTGAAAGTCCAGGTGTAGAAATGGTGAAACCCCGGCCTTTGCGTCGGGCTGTGTCAAATTGACTACAGAACCGATCCAGGGTGTGTCATATTTACCACAGTCGAATTCCGCACCAAGCTCGTCGAATTGCGGCCTTAATTGCGTCGAATTGCGTCCGGGCTACTCGCTTGTCCCTTAATAAAGAACACACGCGAAAAGGGACAGTCGGTGGCCCGTTAAGATTATTTTTCGATTTCCTCACATTTTGCTATTGACAAGCAGTCAAGTTGCCGATATGATGGTTGACGAAAGGGAGGAACAAACAATGAGACACCACCTGAAGGAATGGCGCAGCACCTCAATCGTCCACGACCTGCAGCGGCGCCAGCTGTTGTGCGAGATGATCGCGGTCAGCCGGGAGCGCTGGCTGATGGAGATGAGAATGGATGGCTACCCGGTAGTCTACAGCCCGTCGCAGTGGACGGTCGCCGTGGATCAGAGGTGCGGCTCGAAGTACAGCTTCATCCTGGTCGGCGGAGTGCGGAAATTCGCCGTCGAACACGCAACCGCCGCAATCTTCGCAGTGGCCCAGACCGTGAGCGGCCGGGTGGAGCGAGAGCGCCGCTACGGCACGCTGGACACGCTGGAAGAGTGGAAGTGGGAATTCATCGAACCGAAACTGAGATTCCTTGATGAAGGGAGGGCGTAATGAGACACGGACGCCGCAAGAGCAAAGGAATGGCACACCAGCCGGGCTACCTGGAAGCGAAAGCCTGCAGGATTCTGGCGAACGCCAGACATTACGTGTTCACGCCCGACAACATCATGAGCCTGGAACACTACGAGCGGGAGCTGGGCGGCACCATGAGAGGCTACACCACCCGTCACGCTTGGGCGATTCTCAACACCGCCTATCTGGCCGCTGTTCAGGCCCGGCAGGCCGCAATTCAACACATTCGAGGATACTAGGAGCAAGCCATGAGATTCAAAAGGACTTACGAGATAACCGAGCAGGAATTCACGGTTGAGTTTGAGGTGGGGGGCCTGGTGTTCAATCACGGGCCGCTCGTACCTTGGAGCGAGGTGGAGCTTGAGGACTTCGACGTTACGGTCATCAATTTCGAGCCCGCGGAGGACCACCCCTTCGCCCGCGAGATCGTCCGGGAGCGGCTTATCGACAAGATCAAGGACGATGACTTCGTGTTCTCCTGCCTGGAGGATGCGGCAGCCGTAGAAGCGCGGGAACGCGGCCAAAATTAGCTTGACAACGTGTCAACCGTTTGGTATTATCTTTTCGGAGGGTGAATCCGATGGACGAAAACGAATACGAACAGTGCGGGATTTGCGGCGGCCCACTCGGCGAACTGGGAGTGCTCGGCAATCTCCGCTGGCTGCAGTGCCGGAATTGCGGGATGCAATGGTCGAGCCCGGCCGATCCCGAGATGGCGCAGAAGGTGGACGCAGAAGCTGATGCAGCTCGGGGCGAAAGTGTGGTATCATAGGAGCCGAATGACTGGAACCGATGCCCCAGTCACGAGCGCCCGCCGGCATCGAGCGGATCGTAGGGCGGGCGTTCAGCACTCATAGACATGGCTGATAAATACTGGTTCTACTAC